AACACGGTGGAGTTTAAAGAAATCTCACAGAGAACGCCGAGCATACCGACAAACCAAATTACATTCTTACGGGATAACATATATCGTTATTACGGCGTGAATGACAAAATATTGACTTCCACGCTAAACGATACCGAGTTTATTTCATTTTACGAGAATGTAATTGAACCTATCAGCGTGCAATTGTCCTATGAGTTTACATTTAAACTCTTAACGCCCCGTGAAATTGGTTACGGAAACCGCATTGATTTTGTGGCAAACCTTTTACAGTATGCCACATTGCAGACAAGGGAAACCATAGGCGGCGGAATGTTTGACCGTGGAGCGTTGACAATTAACGAATACAGAGAACTTATGTATTACGGCCCGGTAGAGGACGGGGACCAAAGGTTGGTATCTCTAAACTATGTCAAGGTTGGGGACCAATCATTGTACCAGGTAGGGCAGCAGAACGAGCCGCCGGATGATACCGGAGCAAATGACAGAGAAAAACGGGCAATGCAAGCGGCCGCCTGTGCCTATATGCAGATTATGAAAGGGGGTTAATGGAAATGCCACAGATAAAACAGTTTATTGCGTGCAAAAATGCCAAGACCGTTTTGTGAGATTAAAAACATCACAGATACAACGGCGGACCTTTATTTTTACGGGGATATTGTTTCGGATTGGTGGGGAGCATGGCAAGACGAGGACCAATACCCGGATGCAATCAAAAATTTCCTTGCAGAAGCAAACGGCAAGGACTTAAACATTTACATCAATTCCGGCGGCGGTTCCGTATTTGCAGGGATAGCAATTTACAATATGTTAAAGCGTTATCCGGGAAAGAAAACCGTCCATGTGGATGCACTGGCCGGGTCCATTGCTTCCGTGATTGCCTTTGCGGACAGTGAAGCACCCACTATTCCGTCAAATGCTTATTTGATGATACATAAGCCGTGGGCCGGATGCGAGGGAAACGCCATAGAAATGCGGAAAATGGCAGACACATTGGATGCCGTGGAAGCCGGGATTTTAAGCGTTTATGAAGAACACCTGGCAGAGGGCGTGGACATTAAAACCGTAAAGAAACTAATGGAAGAGGAAACGTGGTTGGACGGAACCAAAGCAGCGGAATATTTCCAGGTAAAGGTAGGGGAAGAAAACACCATTGCGGCAGCGGTGCAGGACTTTACAAAAATGTATTGCAGAAATGCACCAAAAGACCTGGTGGGAGCCGGGGCGGCAGACAATGAGCAATTGCGGCAGCAGGACCAGGAAAAAAGAAAAAGTATTATTGCACTTACTATGGCACACATGGGTCAGTAAGGAAATTGAAAGGAGAACAGACAATGACAAGAGAAGAGTTAATGAAGATGTCTAAAAAGGACTTAAAAAACAGACTGGCAGAACTGGGAAAGAAAGCCCAGGCATTAAGCGGCCAGGAATTGACGGATGCCATGGATGAAGCCAGAAACATTGGGGAAATCCTGGACGAGATTAAAACCCGTGAAGAACTTATGGCGGCGGCAGCGGCAGCAGGAAGCAATGACCCGGAGCCGGGAAACGGAAGCGAACCAGGAGAGGGCGGCGAAGAGCCTAAAAACCAGGTAAGGGCGAAGAATGGAAAAGCGTTAAAGGACGGAAAAGCAGTTTCTTACAAGGCAAAAGTTCTGGTAAATCCCCGTAACGCAATGACCACAGAAAGGGTGGCAATGCCGCAGCATAGCAGTGCAGAGATTTCCCCGGCGTTCAATAATGTTTCTTCCCTCATTGACCGTGTAAAGACCGTACCACTGCCGGGCGGCGAGAGTTACAAACGCCCATATGTTGTTTCCTACGGGGACGGAGCAGGAAGCACAGCAGAAAACGCAGATTACAACGCATCCGAGCCAGAATTTAATTATGCGGAAATTGTGCGTGAGAAAATCACAGCATATGCAGAAGAGCCGGAAGAAATGGTTAAATTGCCGGATGCAGATTATGACGGCGTTGTGGAAGAGAGCGTGACCCGTGCAATCAAGCGTTACGCATCACGTCAGATTTTGGTGGGACCAGGCGGAACTGGAAAATTCCGTGGTATTTTCTTTAATCCTACGGAAGAAAAAGAACAGGTCATTGACCCGGCAACGGATATTACAACCATTACCGCCATTGATGACGGTACACTGGATGAAATTATTTATTCCTATGGTGGGGATGAGAACGTGGAAGATATTGCTGTGCTTATTCTTAGCAAGAAAGACCTTAAAAAGTTTGCAAAGTTGAGAGATAAGCAGGGCCGCAGAGTTTACACCATTGTAAACCACGGGAACACGGGAAGTATTGATGAAGTGCCTTATATCATCAATTCCGCTTGTGAAGAGATTGGCGGAACCGCAGACAAGTATTGCATGGCTTACGGTCCTATGAGCAATTATGAAGTTGCTATTTTCTCTGATATTGACGCAAGAAAATCTGAACATTACAAGTTCAAGCAGGGACAGATTGCATACAGGGCGGATGTGTTTATGGGAGGAAACGTAGTTGCTAAAAACGGATTTATCCGTGTAAAGAACCCCAAAGTGTAAAAACAGCAGGAAAGGCGGCAGAGCATGACAAAGGAAGAATTGATTGCAAAAGCCAAACTGAGGGTGCGTAAAACATCAAAAGATATTCTGGACGAGGATGTGGGGCAGCTTGTAGAAGTTGCCCTTGCAGACTTGAAAAGAATTGGTGTGCATCCCTCATATTTGGAAGAGTTAGAGGACCCGTTAATTGTGGAAGCCGCCCTGGTTTATACAAAAGCCAATTTTGGGAACCCAGAAAATCACAATGAACTAATGACATCATATGACATGATTTGTACGAAAATCAAAGGCGGTGGCTACCATAGAAGCAGAAGTTAAATTACTGACAAAAAAGAACCAAAAAGAATACCTGGAAAAGGTAGTATTTGGGGAATTAAACCCGGTTGGACGTGATGAATTTACGGCAGCAGGGCAGAGGGATTATAAGGCATCCGTCATGGTGGAAGTATGGGGATTTGAGTATGAGAACCAGACAGAAATTGAGATTGAGGGAAAGAAAATGACTATCTATCGTACATACGGGCCGAAAAGCAACGGGAAAATAGAACTTTACGCAGGGGAAAGGGTGGGAAGAGGTTGAGAGCAACCATTGACAACCTGGACGAAGCTATAATGGCGGAACTGGAAAACTGGAATGAGGAAATTAAACGTGCGGTAAATGAGGGATTGGAAGAAACCGCAGCCGTGGCAGCAGAAACACTAAGACAGGGCGGACCATACCAGGAAAGGACCAAAAAATATACAAAAGATTGGACGCATGGCGTAAGACAAAAGAGAGCGTCAGCGGTTACAGGGCTTAAAGGGTACACGGTGTACAACAAAAAACATTATCAGTTGACGCACCTACTGGAAAAAGGGCACCAGTCAAGAAACGGCGGAAGAGTAAAGGCGTTTGAACATATCGGACCAGTCAATGACACCCTGGGAGATTTGGCGGCCCAGAAGATAGAAAGAAAAGTGAGGGGATAGGATGACAGCGGAAGAATTGATACAGAGGGCAAAGGATTTTTCCTATAAAAATAACGTGCCAATAACCAAAAATCAGTTTGAGGGAACCGTGGATGACCCGGTGCCACCACTTCCGTATATGGTTTATCTTACACCACATGAAACGGGAAGAGGGGCGGACGGATTAAACAATCTAAAGGCCCAGGAAATTGATTTTGAACTTTACACCATGGCGGATGATG